CGCAGGGTCACATCCAATGAATGTATTTACAGGAATCTCCTGACCCCCTTTTACGATATAGGATTGATTATCTTCATAATGATAATATCCTTCCCAATATTTTACATCATCTCGAATCCATATAGCATCCTCTTCACTTTGTACTTCCATAAAGTACTCTTGCCAATATTTAGCAGGTTGACCAGAATCAACATAAAATTTCTTTCGTTGTTTTAATATATCCGCTGTAAAGAAGCTCGGCCAGAGTAATGTTCCTGTATCACTTATTGCTTTATATGTTAATACCTTCCATGAGAATTCTTTTTCTTTTTTATCTTTTACTGCTTTACGATAACTTGTTAATAAGTTATTAATAAATGAATCAAAATGAACTGGAGTACCATTAATTCTTAATCGACCAGTATGAGGTTCAAGAGCAGGAAATACAACAGCAGTTACTAAGTTAGCATTTTTATCTCTTGCTTCTTTTGTTATTGTATTCGCTTCATGTTCAAAATCGTCAAGGATAATTAAATCATATCGTTTATGTAATTTACTACCTCCTCTTATGCCTGCAACATTTGATTTGGATATTAACTTACATCCATTGCTTAACTCGACATCTTCCTCTGTCCATTTATTCCCTTTCATCTTTCCAAAATAATATAATATTTTTTCATTGTTTGTTAGATGATGCTTAATATAATCCATATTACCCACTGATAGTTTGTAAGTAGCGGATACCCAAGCATAAAATAAATGGTCATCTGGTGGACAAAATACAAAGTCTTTTAATATACTTGCTTTTGTTAATACAGTTTTACCATGACCCCTAGGAAGAATAACTGCTAATTGCCTTGTTTTTACATCATCAAGAGCATCGGATACTTCATAATGAAATGGTGGAGTTTCACTTCGTAAAAAATCATCAGGTAAAAATAGTTTACCAAAAGATATTAAATCATTTTTTGCTAATAATAATACTTGTTCAGCTTCGTTAACGTTTTGGGTATTAATATTCACTTATATTGAACTGCTGTTTCTTGCCACGGTGGAGGAATTTTTAAATATTTTAATGGTTCTTTTATTTCTTCTAAAGTCATATCATTTGATATATCATTACCGAACTTCATTCTTATGTGCATTGATGCAACTTTATTATTATGAATATCAATATCTGATTGTATTTTTGATTCTGTTGGAAATAACAAATCAAATCCTTCGTGAACTATCCCACCGATTTTTCCTATTTCATGACCATATTTATTTATAACTGCTCTCATCCCATAGTAATGACGTAAGGCATCTCTTTCTTCTTCTGTTATTTTATCATCTTTCTGATATGTTTTTAGAAAATTATCTATCTTATGAACAACTTCATATGCTCCCATCTTATGCATTTCAGATAATGAATTATCAGAATATTTAACCATGTCAAATACTCTATCATTTGATTTTGGTTTGTATGCCATTATTTCTACTTCATTTATTAGATGTATCTTTTAATAATATATCATACATCGATTGAGATATCCAATGTCTTGCAACCTTATCTTGTAGGTCTTCATATCTAAATTGTTCTAATATTTTTTCAAACTTTTGTTTGTAATCAACATTGCTTTTTAATAGTGTAAAACTAGAAGTGTACTGTATTATATTTTTATCCATTACTTTTTTTTCTTCCTCCAACTCAACGGATTAATATTGAATTCTTTCTCATAAAACTTTACTCGTTCTTCCAACTTTGCAAACTCTTGTTCTTCATCTTCAATATGTTTAGATAATAATTCTTCAATCTTATCACTAGCTTCTAACATATTTGTTTCTAATTCAATAAAGCGATTATAGAAATAAAAGCCTTCACCAACTAATCCACTCATAAATATGAACAAAGCAATAAATGCTTCTTTTCCTATTGGTGCGTTTTCCCAATTTATAAATGAATTCTTTGACATATCAATAATTTTCCCAACATTTTATTTTACTATCTGAAAACTCTATTGTAACCCATCCAGTTCTAACCAATGGATAAAACGAGTATCTTGCATAGTCTGCGTACCTAAGAAAAGAGCCACCGCGAATATACCATCTGCGATGTAAAGTCTCCTCATTATCATCATCAACAACAATTGAATCCATAGGCTTTGCATATAGCTGATGATTATGACCAAGAAAGAATACATCTCCCCATGGATATACCGTAGACATTTTATCCAATTCAAGGTCTCCATTTTTTCCACCTGATTTTCCATGACCACTTACTAAATACCATTCCTTTCCATTGACTTTTATCCTTGCATATCCAGGTAATCGATAATATGGAACATTCAATTCCTTTGCCATTACCTTGCAAACATCAAAATCTAGTATATTGAAACTACGCAAATAATCATGATTTCCACCACGAATAAATAGACATTTATCTCGTATTGGCTCCATTCTTTCAATGAATTCCATATATTGGTCTTCAGGAGGAATGTTTTGCCCTCGTTGGTTTATCTTATAATTGGGAGGTATTAGTTCTAATATATCTCCATTTGCAAACCATCTTGCATTATCATCTTTTTGTATTTCCTTTATTGCTTCATCAAATTTGGATGCATCATGCTCCACTGCTCCAACATGAATATCGGTTAATCCATGAATACGAACAGTGTCATCAAACGTCTCTGAAAATATTTTACCTGGCTCTATATCATCTGTTTTGTTGACGATAACACTTTCAATTGGCACCGAAAATCTTCGAGAACATGCTTTGCATTTATACTCCTGTCGAGTCCCTGACTTCCTTAGTTTCTTCCCGAACTTTATCACTAGATGACTCGTGCAACTTGGACACACCATTTTCTTTCTCCTTTAATAAATTTCTTGAATCTGCTGATTCGATTTGGTCTGGTGAAAATCCTTTAAAAAGACCCATAACACCAGTTTCTATTTTCTTTATTCCGCCACCAAGTGTACCAATAGCTTTTCCCATTTCCTTTAATGATTGTAGTGCAATATTTTCATCATCGGTATTTTCTGCCAATAATTTTAATGATTGCAATACATAGGTATGGTCAATGCCGAGGTCTTTGGCAACATCCATTACACTTTTTTCCACTTCTCTTATCACCCTTCTTTGTTTAAGTAATATCGCAGCTTTTCTTTTGGCTGTATCTTCTTTGTCCTCATTAAACGCATCCATATATGCTTTAACAGGACCCATTCCAACCGCAACATTTGTTGCGAAAATTTTTTCTTTATTTGTTGTTTTCTCACGCTTATAGACGCGCTCGGATGGATTTTTTATTGTTTTGGAAAACGTATATCGATTTTTGTGTTGGGAAAAGTCCGTGTCCATTGTAGTTTTGTCACGGTTGATGAATGTTCCAACGACTGTGCGTACATAACCTTTGGCAAACTTATAATTTCTTCTATCGTTTGGGTGTTTGATTTCATTTTTTACCTTAAGTAACTGGACAATGCGATTATCATCAGAGTAAACCCAATCACCTTCGTCAGAGTCTCGCCAATCTTTATTGACTTGTTCATTAGGGTTATGCTCTTCAAATTCTTGTATGTCATCATATACATAGTGCCTAACTCTCTTTATTACTCGATATTCCAAATGGTGACTCCTTTAATTCGGTCAATTCAGTATTTAGTGACTCAATCAATTCAAATACCTGAGGTGGTATTGGATACAGTTTTCCATCAATTTCTACCATCATTGTATTCTTGGATAGAGATGATAATATCTTGATTTGTTCATCTAATTTTAATTGACTTAATTCGTTGATAGCTCTTGCCATCTCATCTCCAATCTAAATAATTTGACCAGGTTATGTCAAGCATTTTTTTTTACTTGACTTTTATTGGAATTGTCTTATTTTAATATAATATATATATAATATATATAATAGTATATTATTATATAGCAGCAGTAATATACTATATTATACTATACTATATAGTCATTTTCCAAAAAATTTACACCATTTTGATATGTAACGTTATTTATGCTTATACCCCCTATTAGGGGGATTTTCTATATATAGAAATTCGTTAGAATTCATTTAGATATATTTTTAGTTAGTTACTAATAATGAAAGGAGTCCATAATGGATGAGAAACAAAAGCAAGCCTTGCGCGATGCAGGGTTAAGTGAAGATGAGGTATCTAAGCTAGATGCTGATAGAGTACAGTCAAGCAAGACAGAAGCCTTTTTAGCAGAACTAGAAGTAGCGACTGTCTCAGAGCAGAAGAGAATAGCTACACAAAAGGCTAACTTTTTAACTTATAAGGCAGCTTGCACAGATGATAAGTTTGAATCTAGAGCAATTGATAAAGTTGCTTATAAGCTAAAACGTGCAAACAGATTCGCAGGTGGTTTAGTAGAAATGTAATACACTGGGGATATTAATTTATCCCCTTTGTACTGTATGATACAGTCTGCTATCAATAGATAAATGTAAGTTTGGTGACAGTAGGGTGCAAAAAGTAAAACATGGGAAAGCGTGTACTTGTATTTATCTTGTATTACTATCTATTATTTAATAACTTGGTCATTAACATATAAAAGAGGAGAATCATCATGTTCAAACAATTATTTAAACGGTTATCATATTCATATCGTCATCAAGATTACTATAAATGGATAGGTCCTGAAGATGGATATAATGCAGACGGTACAAGAAAAGGTATGGAACATTTTGTTTATACTGAACCTTGGTATAATGAATTTATCAATTGGATAATGGTTGATATATTAGATATGGGTTATTCATACAATCGCAAAGGATATGGTAGATTTGGATGGACTAAAGTATGGCAATTACACGCATTATTCAAAGATGAATGGACTAGTACATTTGATGATGAAGTTGACAGTGGTGAGTATAAAGCAAAAGAATGGAATAGGAGGATTAGAGCATGACGTT